CTTTAGAAGGCAAATGCCTTTTCCACCCCAAAATTGCGGGGAAATGGACCACGCTAGAACCTAGAGATAACCCTAGAGCTCCAGCCAAACCCATCCGGCCATTTTGTATACAGCCAAATGTTACTAGGGTTTCCGAATAAGCCCTTAACGGGCTCAGCGCCTAATGTAAACGGCGGTTCAGTCACCTCAGTGTCTATAAAAGAGCGATGAAGAGCACACTGTCTGTCGTGCCACTTCAAGCACCAATTTGGGGGTTTAATATACCAATCAGGCTGGAGCAGCCTTCTCAGCTCCCCTTCCATCGTTTCACTCTGTGTACGCCGCATTAACCACAACATGTACGCAAACGGGTCCTCACAAGTTTGGACTACGGGCTTACGTCTTAGTGACTTCACGCGGTATACCGGTTCCCATTCGTCCGCAAGTGCGGTTTCATCCCAGGAGAGATTACTCTCTTCGGCGCTGGTCCAAAGACCAACATCGCCTAAAGTGAATGGTATCGGTGGGCGGTAAAAGAGAGGCACCGGTTTTACTAGTGCATCCCAAACAGACCGATAATTAACGTCGCATTGTCCGGGGCCTTGAGCCCAATAACGGAGTTTGTTGGCTAACTGTACTCGGTAAGGTATCGGCAACGATTCGTCGCTACTAACACTACCGGTTTTCCCCCTCCGTGCGTAAAAGGGGAGCACGTCCTGGCCAAAGAGCCACTCTGTGCCGCACGATTCGAAGAAGTTACCATTTAAGTACGACTTCTTACTGTTGACTTGAAAACCTAGGTACTCAAGTCGAGCGACAACCTCTACAGCATTCGCCTGAGGGACAATTATGTCATCCCCGTAAACACTGCATAAGCCCCACGCACTGGGCGGCACGGTAATCCGCACCAATGCCCAGAAGTAAAGCGTCATTACACTGAAAGTATGACCACAACCCATCGGAAGCCAATTAAACAGCTCCCTACAAACAGGAGGACCACAACTACCAGGTGCGCTTCTTATCGTATCGTCTATCCACATCTTAGGCCTAACTAGGTTGAGGAGATGGATAAAGTCATCGGAGAAAACACCCTCCAGATTACGCGCCGTGAACCAGCTCGAAGCTGAGGACAAGTCTATTGTGGCCAGGCTTTCAGCCCATGCCCTTTCGGCTAGATCCTTGTTCTTTCCTGTGTCACGAGAGTCGCACCCTGACTGCTTCAGGCGGTCTGCAACTTCATCACCTATGCCCTTCTGGACTATCATGTTCAGCAAAGGCATCGACGACGTTGTCCGATCTATCCATGCGGTTTTGGGTACAGTATCAATCTGCAAATACGGCATCACAACTATTTTAGGTTGCTCCGCCATCCAGCCTGGGCCTTTAATGGCTTCGGCAAACGGTCGCAGTTCTGGTCCGACGGTGGAAACTCCACGTATTTTATCGCTTGCCACGGTGCTCCGCATTCCTGCGGACGCTCCCGGACCAATCCGGCCCCTTCGGACAATTTTGTCTAACGTCTCTGGGGTAAGGAATGCCACATCGCCTCCACACAGGATGCGATTCACTTCGAACGAAAGTTCTAACAACCACGGTGCACGCAGCGAAGGTTCTTGTAGCCTTTGGGCATTTGTTCCCTCGATGTCCGCGAACAACCGTTTAGCATCTTCTCCCGTATCGATACCAGTTGGCACATCGGCGCTCTTCACGAGCATCCTACTTACCATCCGATCTGCTCTAAAATCCGTATGCGTCTTAAAACGCGCTGTACGGACCCTATCGAGACTTCTGTCCCTAAAGGCCGCAGGAACTTTTTCATTTGTCCTGCAAACCCCGTCAAGCAAACCGTCATGATATAAATCAGGTTCGGGCTCGAGTTTCTTGAGCTCTCCCCATTCATGATCCTGGATAGCCAAATAAACGGCTAAGCTGTGGGGCGTATTTACACGCTCACATAACGCAAGACACATGTTGACTTCAATGTCAAAACACGTATCTGCTTTTTTCAATCCAGCTAAAGCTGACATTGACATTTTTCCTAGTAGGTGAACCGAACCCTAATAAGACGGATCCGACTCTTCAAGCATCGCACGGAATACTGCATGCGCGCACAAGTTGAACAAGTACGCGCTAAGGTTCTGCCGTTCAGATGTGACTGCCGTAGTAGGTAAAATTACCTCGACATTGGCTCTCATCACTTTATCGTACGAGTAGCGACCCGTGGTATCGTCAAGATACTCGAGCGGCACTACGATGTTGGACTTCGACCGTTGAACGGGCGACGTTGACAACGCAGGGCTCTGACTCATACTCAAGGAGTAGAAACCGAGAGGGGTGTGTGCGGTACTCCGCTCCTCCCATACGACGACATTCCCATTCTTGCGAGCGGGAACGAAGTTGTGGGCCACCGGTGTGGCTTGCCCATCGTAAAGAACGATGGTAGATGCTGCTGCCATTGATAAACCTCAATTAGGCTAAAGGTGGTTAGTGGTTACGTAATTGCACAAGGAGTGCAACCGCGTTCGTAAGCGAGTTAACGCTGTTATTGCCAGAGAGCCTGAAAAGGCTTGGCATTACCAGTGGACCTACCAAGGTCCTGTTATACTGCTTGTACTCTTTGGTCGCCGGAAGTACGAGATCGTACGCCGGATAGGATGCGCTGGTTTGTTTAGCGCTCAAGACACGTCTCTCTGAGACAGTGCCTACCACCCTCACAACATTTTGGAGGACGCTCAGGCTAGCGATGTAGCTGCCAACCGGAATTATCCAATCCACAACGAAGGAAAATGGAGTACGCTCCCATGCCCACTCAAGTGGGTTGCCGACATTTATATATTCGGCGTATGGCGTATTGTACTCGACGTAAACGTCAGACTTGCCCTTGTAGCTTTCCTCGTACGTGTACAAACTGTACTCGTGCGTACGATTGTTCTTCTGGGTAGTCGTGTACTTTTTGACTCGGTTTCCTAAAGGATATTCGAGACTCCTATTGTAAGCATCATTAAGCTGATCAACCAACGGCGCAATGCCAAAGTTGTAAGCCAAGATGTCCCCCGATACTTCTTTTGCACGCTTCCATCCTCTCGCTTTGGCATGTTTGTTAAACCATTTGCGCATATTTTTAGCGCATTTGGGGCCAGGCGGGAATCGTAGGCAGTGTCGTATCTGGGTTATCGTCGCGATAACATCGCGTATTGTCTGCAGCGCTTCATCGGCTTCAGCAATAGAACTTGAAAAGTTCGTACCTTCGCCTCCGATTCGCGCGAGCATTTCCCGTGAGTACTTAGCTTGGTCCCATGAAAAGGTCCAAGGTTGGTTAGGAACAGAAGATATGGCGTATTTATCAATTCTAACACCAATCTTACACGGCGGTGATATCAATTCAGATATACCATACGTCAACTTAGACGTATACCGAGGGCCCCAAGTGGTCGGACTGCTCCATAAGTGAGCTGGACGCACCCTATACTGGGAGACCTTCCCATCTTTTGCATACACATTCTTTACTAACTGTGTATATTCAACAATTTTCCTGCCCGTCTTACAGTCGTACCGAATTTCGGTAGGCTCTCGGACGTAAGCATTCCAGATCATAAGTTTGGACCCCTTAAGGGCCCTGAAGACCCATGACCAATGTCGTTGCCACAATTGCAGTTGCAATTGCAGCGATGGAGGTCGATCGCCGGGAAAC